ATATTACCAGAATATTTTTGAACTTCTGGTTGAGACACACCCTTAATAAATTGTTGACCCAAGTAGTATGTCCTACTATTTATTATGGTACTAATACCTGGATTGCTTTCGCTACCAAATGTTGTTTGAATTCCTAATGTCGCACTTCCACCAATAATATTGAAGGACCCTCCACTTCCAATGTCTGCAGTAAACCTATGTAAATTAAATCCGTAGGTTGGTGAGGTATTTTGTGTTCCATTAGTGTTAAAACCGCAGTGATATCTATCCTGCCAGTATTTTAATACCCCTGTTGTTTGGTCATAAGAAATTACCCTACCAAAAGCAGTTGACCCAACACCAATTGTTTGGGTAATTTGTGTATCTGCATTAAATACGACAGAACTATAACCAATGCCTGTTAGTTTGAGTGCATAAACTGCACTTGCTTTATCTGTGGTCAGAATGTTGTCCGAATCATAACTCAAAGGACTTTCTACAATTCCAACTCTAGCAATCTGATTACCTGTAATGAAATCTGGGTTTTCTGTGTCATTTTCAATTCTAGAATATAGAAGAACATTATATGCACCCAGTTCTCTATAAATGTCGGACCCGTGACCTCCTTGAGGGGGTATAATCACATTAAACACTGGAGAAGTTGTACCAGTTGGAACATTTCCTGCAGAAAGATCTAAAGTACCAAATGTATAACCAGAACCCCCACTAGAAACTGTTACACTTTCGACTTTTGAATCATTATTAATTACAACAGTTGCTTCTGCCCCAGAACCATCACCTCTGATTGGTACTCTTGTATAAGTTCTATTTGCTGTTCCTAAACCAACACCCCTATTTTTTATAGTTACAATTTTCAATTGCCCACTAGTCGAGGCATTATTTCTAACAGCTGCCTCCCTAGAACTAGTTTCCCAATCCGTTGGAACGGGCATATAATTTGTAGAATCAAACTTTACAATATCACTTGGACTAATTGTATAAAGATACTTCCAAATATATCCATCCCCACTTGTGCCTGCTTCTCTTGGTTCTAGATCAGTAAATGTTGGTTCATCTAAAGATGGTCTTCCTGATGGGTTTTCTGGAGAAGTGCCATTTTGTAAACAAACATAAACTCGATAATCACTATTTAAAACATAATAATTTGCTGAATATAAATCAACAGCGTTTGATGGTTGTGATGTATTCGTCGCACTTATGTCATGGCGGTACATATCATAAGTAATGCCCGATGACCAATTTATTTTTCTAATTACCTGCCTAACATCAGTTTTTGATATTTTTTTCAAAGCAATCATTGTATCCCAATGATTGTTTTCTTGATTAAAATTATCAACTGGTGCAGGTGGATTAGTATTCCAATCAACATTATAATCAGTAGGGTTGGGAAGACCAACAAATGAATAGTAGGAATTGCTGGTTGAAGCAATTCCCGCTATAAAGTTCTTTGCATTTAATATACGAAGTTGATCAGTTATAATAGCGGCCATTTTAATGGAGTTTTTATTTATTTATCAGTTAAATTGCAGTTGTGCTCAGATTGCCAGAGTTATCAACAATCAAACGATATTGAGTTCCGTTTGGTGAGGTTAATATTATACCTGCGGAAGTATCAATTCCAACATTTACATCTGCAGAAAATGTAGAAACACCAGAAACATTTAGTCCTGTTACCTCAATACCACTAGGAGTAGTTTCAAACTTCTTGGAGTTATCATAATAAAGATTTACCGCACCGTCTGTAACAAATTCTGCCATGTTATCGTTGCCAGAACTTATAATATCAAGTTGGCTAGATTTAATCCATAAGCTTCCAGTTCCAGTGTCGCTGATAATACTCTTGGTTCCGTCATGGTAGATATTTAAATCATTACCCTCACCCATTCTAATCATGTTGGCATTACCAACTTGCCAATCGGCAAAAGACATGATGCCATCAACACTATCGATTGTAATTGCTCCTCCACCTCCTCCTGTAAAGGCAGTAATTCCACCAAATGTAGAAGCAGTAGAAACATTCAGTGTCTCAAGAGAAGTACCACCAGAAACATTCAGTGTCTCAAGAGAAGTATCACCTTTAACTGTAAGAACACTTGTTGGATTTGTAGTTCCGATTCCAATATTAGAGAATGAATATGATCCTGTTATGCCCGAGTGAACAAAATTTCGAACATCTTCTTGTACCAATGGATTGGTTGCAAATGCAGTATGTCCACCAGAAGCATAATATTTAATTTCGACAGGACCATATTCAGTACATGTATTAATTCCTGGTTCCACCACAGTCTGCATCAAATTCACTTGATATGAATCATCATCAAGTGCTTGAGTAAATATCTGCGGAGACAGAGTACCTGTTAGATATTCTTTAAGAGATCTTGAATTATATGCATCGGGGTCTGCCGTTGTTGTTCCAAAACCAACTCTAATTTTATTACAAGTATAGTTAATGGTATTTTGGGCACCCGAACATCTATCCAATAAATCAATAGGACCTGGAGCATTTGAAATAACGCCATCAACCCTATGCATAGTGTTTAGGCGATGAACCATGTACGCGCCTTGAGAGTGTCCAAAAGTATATACTCTAGAAATTGATTTTCCAGCACCAACTGAAGTTAGGTAAGAATTTAAGTTTTCTTTTGCCCAAAGAAGTGCTGCTTCAGCATGGTAAAGACCATCTCCAAAATAGAAAGTATCAATATCCAAAACGTTAGCAAATTCTGGAAACTCTGCTGAAGGACTTTCAGCTTCAGTAACCCAAACTGGAATTGCATCCTGAGGATATGCTACAGAAAAGAGAATTTTATCTCTAAGGTTTAATCCAGATGGAGTTGTCGCAAGATCTATAAATGTTTGTGCAGAATCCAAAGGACTTACACCTGAGGCAGTAATGGTTCCGTGATATAGTAAAACAACATCAACTTCTGGTCCAACGTTCGTTGATGTTGGATAATATATATGACCAGTAACTGTTAATTTATCTGTAGAAACACCAGCGACTGTTCTAGGTGAACTAAATGTATATGAAGTTGAAATTCCAGTAATTGTTACACCAGATCCAACTCCACCCTGGTTTACATTATTCCAGATTTTTTCTGGATAATCGTAAAGATTATTGTAATTTACATAGAAGCAAGGATCTTGACCAGAAAGTTTTTCAGAATCTGCAGACGTAGTAATACCAGTCAATCCAGATCCATTACCATAGAAATTAGAAGCAGTTACCGATCCAGCAATTGACACGGTAGTTGCATCTACAGTTGCTGCAGTAACAACACCAACAACATTCACATCACCAGAGAAGTTGCTAGAATCTCCAGTAAGATCATTAAGTTGAGATACTTTTACCTCACTTAGTGTAATAGTACCAATTCCAATAGTATTATTAGTTCCATCAATAGTTACTGTTCCAGAACCTACGGTGAGTATACCAGTAACTCTTGCATCACCATCTACAAGCAGAGCAGTAGTTGCACCACCTACGACAACACTACCTCCAAAGGTTGATACACCAACAACGTTAAGAGTTTCAGAAATGTTAGTAGTATCTAACTCAGTTCTACCATCAACATCTAAGTCACCATTAGCGTCGATTGAATCAGTGAATGTTGATACGCCAGAAGTTATAACCAAACCACCAGTAGTAATTCTAACACCTGACCTCGCTGTTACGATACCAATTGAATCAATATTAGTTACGTCTTCGTATGTAAGAGTTCCTCCGATTGTTACATTACCTGAGAAATCGGCATCAACAGCAGTGATTGTGCCCGTAAAAGTAGAAACACCAGAAACATTTAACTGATTTGTGAAGGTAGTTCCAGTAACTGTTACACCAGCACCAAGAGTTTCAAATTTTTTATTTCTATCATAATAAAGTTCTGTGCCAGCATTCATAATTGTGTAGAACACATTTTCAGATGGATTACTTGGATTTGCAACCTTAAATTCGCTAGTCCATACTTCAACACCAGCACCAGTTATGTCTTGAAACAAGTTCCCATAACTTGGATTATGGTAAATCCAAAAATCGCTAGTATCACCAAAGGCATCTGGAGAAACTCCATTTCCGAGTTTGATTTGATTACCAGTACCTTCAGTTCCATCACCTAGTTTAATATTAGAATTGTTTGTTCTTAAATTGCCACTAAAAGTAGAAACACCAGAAACATTCAGTTGTTGTGATGTTAGATTTGTTGTAGTCGTAACTCCTAACGTAGAAACTCCTGATACATTAACATTATCTAACTCGGTGTGACCACTAACATCTAAATCTCCATTGGCATCAATAGCACCTGCAAATGTAGAAACTCCCGAAATACTTAACTGATTGAAATAAGAAGTTCCTGTAGTATCAATACCAACAATGCCAGATGATGAACTAGTAACCGTAACAACACCTGCAGAAACTGGAGAAACTGTTATGTTATCTCCAAAGTTAATAGTTCCTGCAGTTCCTATTGGACTACCACTATCTTCAATAATAACACCACTACCAGATCCAACAACACCAGTCAGTCCAGAACCATCACCTACAAATGAAGATGCAGTAACTACACCAGAAACACTTAACTGATTGAAATAAGAAGTTCCTGTTGTATCAATACCAGCAATACCAGATGATGAACCAGTAATAGTAACAACACCTGCGGAGACTGGAGAAACTGTTAAATTATCTCCAAAGTTAAGAGTTGCTGCAGTTCCAACAGTTACATCACTATCTAATATTACGACACCAGAACCAACAGCAGTGACTCCAGTCAGACCAGAACCATCACCTAGGAATTGTGTTGCTGCAACTAATCCATCAACACTTACATCACCAACAACAGTAAGTTTTGCAGTTGGGTCAGCAGATCCAATACCAACAAATCCACTAGATGTTGTTGTGATTACAGTTCCGCCTGCACCAACTTTGAATGTGCCGAGTGTATTTCCCAACCCAATGAGAGTACTCGCTGCACCAACCTGCAAATCTCCAGCAACAAAAGCATCATTATCTGCGTGGAAGTTTGTATATACTCTTACCAATCTATCCCAATGATTTCCGCCACTGTAAACTCTCAATGCATCATATGCTTGATCTGGATTTGGGGAAATTCCGGGTTTTGTTGTTCTAAAGACAAAACTTGAGTCTGATGAAGATGTGTCAGTTCCAGAATTTATTTGGAAAGTAATCGCATCGCTATTACTTTGGTCGATATAAGAATTACTTCCAAATCTTAAAGTATTTGAAGATGAAGTTAGATTTGATAGTGTTACGTTATTTCTAAAGGTTGCAATTCCTGAAAATAATGAATTTCCGCCAACAGTTAGTGCTGATGGAGCAGAGTCTGTTGCAACACCAACGTTTGAAGTTGTTGTAATTCCAGTAGCACCCTTTAGCCAATAATTTAAACCACTTCCACCGCCACCAATAATTGAACCACCAGCATAGAAAGCTGATGCACTTACAATTCCACTATTTCCATCAATTGTTACGCCAGATCCAATGGTAATTTTATTCGAATACCCGTCAAGAATAATCGAAGAAGATCCTACTGTCAAAATACCAGTGACTCTGGCATTTCCATTCACATATAGAGATGTACCAGAAGAACCAACACTACCAACCTCAAGAGAGAATCTTGGATTTGTTGTTCCAACTCCAACATTAGAAATTGTATTAATTCCTGCGGAAGTTTTGCTCCAAACTGGAGTTAAATCCGTACCATCACCCAGAAAAGTATAAAGTTCGGAAAAATTAGAATTAATTTTACCACCAGCAATTCTTAAATTGTCACCGGTTCCGTCGTTTGCAACTGATCCAGTGTTTATTGCTACTCTTGACATCGTAACTTACGTTTTCTTTTATTTATTTTAAAAAACATTAACTAGTATAATTTAGGTACTTTAATGGGGAAGTTCTATTCACAAATGCTGAGGTTGACAATCCACCAATTCCTCTCAAGGTATATGAATTAAATTCATCGCTTTCTAGAGGATCAGAAAGAATAATCTTACCCCAACTAAAGTTTCCGTAATAGTTTGATGTAGAAATTCCTAAGAAATTTGAAGTGCTTGTTCCAATTCCAACAGAGCTGAATTCATATTCAGTCGAATCAAATGTAATTTCTGTAGAGCTAAAATCAATTGTACTAATACCAGCATTCACATAAACTCTTCTTACCGTAGTAGTTCCTATTCCAATTATATCTACGTTAGCGTTTTCTACGGAAGATACTTGATAAACATTATCTAGATATTGTGTCCCGATTCCAATAATTTCAGTTTGATCACTATTAAATGAAATAATAGATGTGCTTGCACTTCCAATATTAGAATTATAAACTATGAAGAAATCTCCAGTAGAAATTCCACTAACAGTAATTGCAGATCCGACTAAAGTATTATCTCTTAAGAAAGAGTCTGTTGGTATTAAAAGATCAAATATTGTTTGATTAGATGTAGTTCCGATACCAACAATAATTCCAGAATCTCCAGAATAATTATTTGTATCTAGGGTCTCTGATATTAGTGTTGGAGGTTCAATAAGAACCATTGGTGGATTTGATGTTGTGTATCCAATTCCCGAAGAATTTACAGATATTGAGTCAACTACACCAGAAAATATTGTCGCTGTTGCAGATGCTCTATAAGAAATTGCCAGTCCCACTGGATTTTCAATAGTCACTGTTGGTGCAGATGTATACCCATAACCACCATCTGTAATATCAACTGATACTACGGATCCAGTTGAAGATACGGTAGCAGTTGCAGAAGCTGCCACTACAGAATCTTGCGAAATAAAAGTAATCTGATTTTGGAAATTTAATATAGGATTTTCGTTCTGTGCATCGAAGAATGGTTTTATATTATCTACGTAAACTCCAGTATCTCCAGCACTCACTTTGTTTATTAGATAAGATGATGGATTGATAAGTGGTTCATATTGAACTCTATCTTTTCCAACAATCCTTCCGTTAATTATTTTATCAGATGTTTGTTTACACCAGGTAAGAGGTCTCAACAATGTATCATTAGTGGTTATCCCTGGACCAGAGTATGGATTTGTTTGTACTGAATCTGTTGTATTAATACCAGTAATAACTCTTTCGTCTTCTTGAAGACCAAATCCTTGCCCAAATCCAGGTTCAAAGTTTAATGTAACTTCATCACCAGGTTTAATAGTTTCAATAATATCTTTAAACACCACATCTATATCACCACTACCTTTATAAAATAGAATTTCTGCAAAATCACCTTGTTTAGGTGCTTCACTAAATTCTATAATACTGCCACCTTCAAAGTAGTATGACTCACCTGGTTTTTGTAAAACATCATTAATGAATATTAGAAGAGTAGATTTAACATCAACATTTGAACCAGCCGCGGCACGAATAGTGACCGGATTGTTGGCCAGTGTTAATGGGAATGTTTTAGTTATCCCATCAAACAAGTTTTCAAAACTGTCAAGAACTTCAAGTTGACCAAGAACCCATCCAGAGAAGAAGTCGTTGTATGTTTTATCAATCGTTATGTTAAATTCTTCATAAGGTTTCGTAGTATCTGTTGGTATTCCAGTATTTCCGCCAATTTCAACAGTCAATATTTCACCTTGACCATATCCATATCCAGTATTTTTTATTGAAAAATCTATTACACTTGATCCTTGACCAACAACAACATCAACCTTTGCTTCAGTTCCTACTCCTGGGAATGAAGATGAACTGTAAATTAGAGGGAGATTTGTGTATGATAGGGGATCGTCAAAAACGACAATTGGGGGATTAGTTGTAGTATATCCAAATCCAGGATTAGTAATCGCAACACCAATGATATGACCATTGCTTACCGAAGCAGTTCCAATAAACTCAATATTTGGTGTTCCTGTGCTTGCAGTTTGGACTCCAACATTAACTACGGTTTGTATTCCAATTCTGTATCCCGAACCACTGTTTCCAATACTAATTGCGGATATTGTTCCTGCCGCAGATACTACAGCAGTGCCTCCAGCAGAAACAAGAGGTTGGAATCCAAATCCTGTAGTAGAACCAACAGAAACAATTACGCCGCCAACAGGAATATTTGCATTATTAACATCATATCCCACTGAAGATGCTGTTCCAGTGAATCTAATACTCGAAATACCAGCACTTTCTGTTAAGGTATAATCTTTAGTATCTGCTTGTACTCCCTGTGGGGTTTGGAAAATTCCATTGATGAGTACAATTGCGTTATTGGTAGAGAAACCTGTTATATTCTGATTATCTGAGGTAAGAGTGAATTCCTTATCAACTCCTGTGAATTGATTAGAAATTCCATCAAAAATATAATTTGTTTCATAAGTTTCTTGGGTAGTATTTGTTTTACCACTTCTCAAGAACGTTCTTCCTTGGAAAGTAGAATGTGTTGCAATTCCAACCCAATCTCTTTCATTTGGTGGATTTGTATCAGCTCCTATTGGTGTTAATCCATAAGGTGCTTCTGCAAAGTGAATCGTATTTTCGACAATATTATAATTTCCATCAACAATGCGAACAACATCTCCTGCAGAATGAGTGGATAATCCAGTACCCATAAAAGGTCTATCAACCAAAATAATATTAGTTCCACCAAGACCAACTGTGGTGATCTTCATAATCTCGCTATTGATCTGAATTAAATTACCACCAAAGAAGGATGTAATTCCAGATAAAGTGAAGCGATTATCAAAGGTGCTTGCATCTAGTGCCAAAGTTGTTGTTATTGATGAACCTACAACTGGTGATTGGAAATAATTATCAATTGCAATAATATTTTTTGTATTCTGATTATTTGCAACGAATGAATGTGAAGTACCAATTCCAACACTTGTAATATCAAAAACCACTGGATTTCCTTTTAGTGCGTCTGTAGCACTTGCGGCTAATTTTACACTGCTTTCATTTACTTTAACAATATAAAGAGACTGTGGTAACTTATCAGTTGTTCCAATTCCAGCAACAACAGTTTGTGCTATACCTATTGCTTGAGTTGTTCCAGCTCCTGCATATGAGTATCTAACTTCTTCGCCAGTTACAAAATAATGATCAGTTAGGGTAATGGTATCTGAAGAAATATTAACAATTGCAGAGTCGCTTCCATCAAAATATCTCAAGAAAATTGGATTTTGGTTATGGGTAAGTTCGAAACTCTTCTTTATAGATCTTTCAGTTCCTTCATAGTTTCCAAAATCACTAGTAATCTCTGCATTAGTGAGATCTATAGAATCTCTATCAATACTAGATTTTTCAAGACTTAGAGCATTTTGGAAAACTCTTACTTGAACATCAATACTTGGTTCTGGAGTAAAGGTTAATTGAGTACCGTTTGTACTTACTGCTGCACCAACATTTCCTAAGGAGGAATGTGTTTGAATTATTCCATATTCTGTTATTGATGCCTCTGCCCCATCATCCACTACAAGAACTTCAGACATTTGATATCTTTGATTTGTAGTATCTTCAACACTCACAATGTAATAAGCACATGAGTGGTTGTTGGGATATTCTGTAATTATAGATTCTACTGGAGATCCTGAAGCTGCAATGGATGATATTCCAGAACTTATGTAACCTGTAGTAATTTCTTCAGTTCCAACTCCAACAGCACTTGATGTTGAACTTGCTATCGATATTAATAGTGTATTAATGGTTACGCCAACTCCAAGAGATGAATTTGGTTTAAAGTCAATTTTTATATTTGACCCATCAATATATGGAATATATGTTCCAAGTCCAGAAATTGCATATGAATCTACTGAATGATTGGTCAACTGACCATAATCAATAATTTCTACATTGCTTCCATCATGCAGGAGATTTATTTCATCAAATTCATAATAAGATTCATCTGTAGCGCCAATTTCAACTAAGATTTTAGATGAACGATAAGAATCTGGTATACTAACGATATTTGTCGATGAAGAAGAACCTGATGCAATTGTTGTTTGACCTGTAGATACGTTAACAATGTCACCAAGTACACTTTGACCAATGCCTACTACATTACTCTTTAAATCATGTGAAACATAAGAAACATCATAGTCATTAACCGAATACTTTATTGGATAGAAATTTAATTGTCCAAAAGTTCCACTTATATTGAAATCAAAAGATCCAAGATCTGCAAATGTTTCTACTCTTCCATATTGATTGAGGTAACCATAAGTGTCATCATGGAGAAGTGAAAGTATTAAGATTTGCCTCTCTAATGTAAATCTTTTATCTCTTGTAAATGTAAAATATTTCTTAGTTCTTGCCGAGTTTAGTCTAAACTCTGCAATAGTGCTATATCTAGTTGTTCTTGGATTACTGCTAAATTGGTCACTTATATCATCAATTAATAAAACTCTGTTACCAACAGACTCAAAATAATCGGTCAAGACTCTATTTTGTAAGATAATTTCATCAGAAACTAATTTAGATCCTATCTTGGTTG